TTATTGGCAGCGCACCAGCACCGCAGTGACGTTGTCCGAGCCGCCGCCATCCAGTGCCGCGGCGACCAGGGTGTCCACGCACTCCTGCGCGCTGCAATCCTGTTCGCCCAGCGCCTGGGCGATGTGGCGGTCGTCCACTTCCTCGGTCAGGCCGTCGCTGCACAGCAGCAGCTGCATGCCCGGCCGCAGTTCGCCGGCCATGGTCGACACGTTCAGGTGGTTGGGGTCGGTCACGCCCAAAGCCTGGGTGACCACGTTGCGGTGCGGGTGCGAGCGGGCCTGCTCCGGGGTCAGCGTGCCCTGGACGATCAGGTCCTGCACGTAGCTGTGGTCCTGGCTGAGCTGGGCCAGCTTGCCGTCGCGCCACAGGTAGGCCCGGCTATCGCCGACCCAGGCCACCTCGAAGCGCTGGCCCTGGACCCGGGCGGCGACCACGGTGGTGCCCATCGGCAGGGCGTCGTTGCGCCGGCGCGAGACCCGGATGATCTCCTCGTCGGCGATGCGGATTGCCTGGGTCAGCGGGGTGCCGCTGCGGATCTCCCGGACGATCGTCTCCCGCGCCAGCGCACTGGCCACCTCGCCGCACGCGTGCCCGCCCATCCCGTCGGCCACCAGCCACAGGCCCAGCTCGCCGTCACCGTAATAGGTGTCCTCGTTGAGCTGGCGGCGCAGGCCGACGTGGGTCAGGTGTCCGAATTCGATCATGTCGTCCCAACAAGGGGGGTCTCAAAGGATGCATACGCGATCATCCGGATGGACAGGACAGTCGGCAAGGCGGAGCGGGCGAACCCTTCATCCGCGGTATCGGCAGGCACCCCGGGAAAGTTGAAAAGACCCCTGCATGGCTTGTCGCGCGCAGGCCAGCCCCGTATCATTCACGCCCCCGGGCCAAGCCCTGGGGACCGCGGAGAGGTGGCAGAGCGGTTGAATGTACCTGACTCGAAATCAGGCAGGCGTTTATAGCGCCTCGAGGGTTCGAATCCCTCCCTCTCCGCCATACATATAATGAAATCAACGAGTTAAGGTTGATTTCCAGGCATTACCATCATCCCGCCCCACAAGGCGGGATGATGCGTATAGGGTGCACGCTGTAGAGCTTGTTGGATGGCAGGCCACATGCGGCTATCTGAGCGCTGGCCAACAGGGCAGTTGGATTTTTCGCCAAATTGCGCAACACTTTGGTTGACGAAAAGGCCAGTTGATGGCGCGTCAGCAAAGGAGGTCCGCTATGCGTGACGGATTTGATGGCATCTAAGTCTAATGAATCAGAATTGCCCGCCTAAATGGCGGGCAATTTTTTTTGCCGAGGGGAACGGCGATGAATTTCTTAGGGGAAGAGTTCCGCAACTTCGCAGTTATCGTCGGCGTTGGGGTGGCGCTATGGTCGCTTCGGACCACAATCACTCTGGCCAGGCGCAAGCAGAGCGCAGATTTGATCTTCGCAGGACGTAACGATGATTCCTTTGTCAAAGGAATTCGTGCCGTCAGGAAGTATCACACTGCAGGAAATATAAAGACATTGGCTCACATTCCTGCCAATAGCTCCGAAGATGCGAACCATGTCAGATATCTTCTCAATTACTTCGAAGCAATGAGCGTGGGAGTAAAGAAGAAGATTTATGATGAAGAAATCCTGTATCTGAATTACAAAACGACTTTGAAGCATGTGCTGGAATTTTCTGCGCCGTATTTAAAAGAAGTGAGGCTGGTGCAAGATACGTCATCGCTCTATCGAGAAGCGGAATGGCTCGCCGACAGGTGGCGTGCCGCAGAGGTTAGTCGTTGGACGCGCATCAGAATTAGGTTGGCATTCGGTAAGTCAATCGGATAGCAGGCCGCTCAATCTCGCTAGCGAGCATGAGAAAAGGCCCCGCCGGGTTAGGGCGGGGCCAACGTGACTTCCCGAACGTGAAAGCGCCCGAAGGCTCATCCGTGGTCACTGGTGCGGTTTTTCAGTACGGCGGCACTCACACCTAATCCGCCCTCCTGCTAAATCATCAAAATTCCTCGCTCCAGATAGGGCGAGACTTCCGGCGTCGGTGCGGACTCGCTCGCGCCCACGGCCATCGCCAACGCCTGCAGCCCGTCGATGCGTCCCGTGGCCTTCGCCTTGTCCAGCTTGCGATTGCCGGCCGGGTCTTTGGTCACGACGGCGTTTGCAGCACACATAGTCAGTACCGGGTGCATGCCGTGACGAATGTTCCCGTTCAGCAGATGCGCTTCCAGCGCATCCAGCGCGCCAGCCATGTCCTTGAATCCCTGTCCCATCGGAACCAGCGGCAGCGCCACGCCCAGGCGGTCCAGTTCCTTTTGGAACACGTCAATTCGCCAACGGTCGAACGCGATAGCGTGAATTTCCAGGTCGCCACACAGGTCAACGATTTCCTGCGCGACGTGCCCGTAGTCCACGGAAGCCCCCGGCGTGGTGCGCAGGAAGCCTTGGCGGTGCCACACGTCATAGGGCGCCCGGTCGCGCTGGGCGCGGTCCCGGAGGCCATCGGCGGGCGTCCAGAAGTAGGGACGGACGTTGCCGTACAGGTCGAACAGGACGAACGCCGTAAGGTCTAGGCGCGCCGACAGGTCCAGCCCGCCGAACACCGGCCCGCGTAGCTCATCGGGCTCCCCGCCGCATTCCTTCCATATCGTCGGCGACACGAACGGGGAAACGATGCTCACGCGCTGATTCAGGATCAGGTTCCGGAACGTGTTTTCCATGCTGGGCATGCGGCCCGCTTGCTTGGCCTGTTCTCGCAGATCGTCCAGCGAACGGAATAGGCCGAGCGCAGGATTCGCGGCGCGCCAAGCGTCCTCATCGTCCAGGTCGCAGCCCTCCGGGGCGGCATAGACACGGGACACAATGCGCGGGTCATCGCTGCGGGCGGCATCGTCCAGCCACAGGGAAAACAGGTCGGCATCACTGGCCGCCTGCGTGGAAATGGCGATCAGTAGGGGATCAGTGTGCGCGCCCTGCGACGTTGTAAGCGCATCCACGAAATCCGACGATGGTCCGCGTACCTGGCCGATTTCGTCAGCGATCACCAGGACGGGAGAAAGGCCATGGGCGGTCTTGCCGTCTGCTGCCAGCGCCTTGTATTCCGTATTGAGCGGGAGGCCAAGCAACCGCTTGCCGCTAGGGATGATCCGCACGATTTCAGACAGCTTGGCGGACAGCTGCACCATCTTGGCCGCCAGATTGAAAACTAGCGCCGCTTGGTCACGGCTCAGCGCGCCGGAAACGATTTGTGCATTCTGCTTCGCCTCTGGCCCCACCAGGTGCGCTAGCAGCAGTGCGGCGATCAGGCCGGTCTTGCCATTCTTGCGGCCTATGGACAGCAGTGCGCGGCGCGTTCCCGCCGGGTTGTCGTAGATGGCGCGGATGAAATCGCACTGGAACTCTGCCAGCTTCATAGGCTGGCCGACGTGTGCACCGTCCGGAATCAGGCAGTACCGTTCAATGAAGGCAATGACGCGATCCGCACGGGTCATTAGTGCGCCCTCGGAATCAGGTCGTCCGAGTGGTCACGCTTGGCGGCGCGTGCCTGTTGTTCGCCTTTCAATGTATTGCCGGCGTCGCGTGCGCGGCCTTCCGTGGCTTCCGGGTGCAGGTGCAACATGCGGGCGAGCGAAACCGCACGGCGGCCCGTTGCTTCCAATAGCTTGTGCGCCGGATGCGGCTTGCCTTTCACAAGGTCGCCTTCCTTGGCGATCAGCTTGCGCAGACGTTCCATGTCGGCATACATGCGCGCCAACTCCACGGCGTTGGTCAGGTCCAGGGCGTTCCATCGATCGCGCGGGCGGTTCGCCAGGATTTCCGGCCAGAACTTGCGAGCCTCGGCCGGAAAGTGGACGTGGGCGGGCGGGGTCAGTGGGGGTAGGGTAGCGTTGCGCGCAGCTTCAACCGCGGCGGCGGTGCTATCGGAACGTTTGCGCTTCATTTGCCGGTCCTCGGACTGAAATGGTAGATTCTCGAAACACGGGGGAGGTGATCAATGATTAAGTGGATGACGGCTTCTTTTGCGGCATTCTTGTTGCCGATCTCAAGCGTTTTCGCTGCGCCGCTTTCAATGAAGTGTGTTCCCACAGAGGAAGCGACGAAGCGCGGACTTCCGGTTATCTATCTGCTGGTTGACGAGAAGAACTCCGAAGTCGTGGTGCTCAAGCACCCTCATCCCTATCCAGCCAAATTCAGCGCCGAGTACATCGAGTGGACAGGGGCCGGACTTGTCTTGAGACTGAGGCGGTCAAACGGCGAACTGACCGGGGCTGATAAAAAGGAATCGCATGTGGCTTGGCGCTGCGCTGGCGAAACGGCATAGAATTTTGGGACTTAGCGATTGAAGCGAGGGGGCAGCCGGTCTATAAGCGCGACGATGCTGGCGATTTTTCAATCGAACACATCGCGCCAGCCATGTAGTGGATCAGCTGGAATGCCGCGTGCGTCGTAGCCAGGGAGGGGAGCGTCGTTGCCACGCGCAGTCTTCAAGTTGTGGCATGGCTCACACAGCGCTTGCAGATTGGATCGGCTGTTATCCGATGGATCACCGCTGATATGGTCTACAACGTTGGCAGCCGTGTAGCGGCCGCAGCGTTTGCAATGCCTGCACAACGGTTCGCACATCAGGATGTAGGCACGCAGCTTGCGCCACGCCGCAGAGTTCAATGGAATCGTGCGGCGTGGATCAGCATTGCGCCCGGTGGGGTGGCTAGCCACGTGGGCGCCTCGGTGGGATGTGCGCAATAAGTACGACCAAGATCAGCGCAACTGCGTTACCCAACATTTGCGCTCTCCTTGTCCAGCTGCGGCAGGTTTTCCAGCTGGCGAACTTCATTCACAGTCATCCAGCCGTCCTGAATCGCCTTGCCGTAGAAGTCTGCACGTGCTTCCGGGTTGCCACGCAGCAGACCTTCCACGCTGTGTTCGGCGTGGTAACGGCGACGTGCGATGGGGCCGAGAAGTTGCGAGCTAATCGCCGTCTCCCACATGGCGATCCAACGGGTCAGGCTGTAGCGGACGAACTGGCCGCCAAGTTCAGCGGTGTTGGAGTAGTTGCCGTGGCGCAGATCACCGACGATGGTCGGCGGCACGCGGAACATGCGGCAGATTTCTTCGGTGCTGAACTGCTGCGCGGCGATCCACTGCGCGTCCTCCATATTCATGGAGATGGCCTTGTACTGCATGCCATGTTCCAGAACAGGGGTCTTACCGGCATTGCCTACGCCTGCAAAGCGGTTGCGCCAGCTTTCGCCAATGCGCTGCATCTGCGCGGTGTCCATGACGTGCGGGGTTTCCAGTACGCCGGAAGGCATCGCACCGTTCCGGAACACCGAACTGCCATGCTCACGCTGCGCCAGGGCCAGGCCGAGCGTGTCGCGCGCCACTTGGATGCGTGACTTGCCCAGGATGCTTTCGGGTTCGGTGCGGTCGGCCAGGTGGAACAGCTCATCTTGCAGGAAACGCGAGATGGAGCCATCCGGCATGGTCACATCGAACCTGTACCGACCATTGGGCAGGCGCACGACGGCCACGCTGCGCGGGTGAATCGGTTCAAGGCCGATCACTTCGCCCGAGCCGTTGCGGTCGATACGCGCCCAGGCGTTGCCGTGCAGCAGCACCGTTGCCGTCATCATTTCCCGGAAGCCAAAGCCGGTCAGAATTTCGGTCGGCTGGCGCAGTACGCGGGCCAGTGGGTAATCGTCTGCACGCTGGCGGTCACCATTGTCCAGGCGGGCATACAGGTGCAGCGGAAGCGTGGCGGTCGATTCGGACAGCGCTTGGACACACCCGAAGACCGTGCTAATGCCTTCGGCGCTGCGGGCGTCCACAAACTGGCCCGAAGCGGACAGCGTTCCACGATCTTGCAGCGCCTTCCAGGATGCATCAGTCGATGCGTCGCGACGTTCAAAGAGTCGGCGGAGAATGTTCATTAGACCGTCTCCAGCCACAGGCGAGCGCGGTCAAGCCATTCATCCATGACGGGGCGCGAGCGCAGGGAGACTTCCGTGTCACCGTAGGCGGGCCACGACTGCACAATGCTCACTTCATGCAAGTTCACGGCACGCAGTTCGCGGTTGTTGCCGTTCCAGCTATCGCCACCATCAGGAACGACGAATCCGAACGACGCGCCGCCCAGGTCGCCACGTTCGGCCAGGGCGATCAGATCGCGTCCGGTCGCCGTGTCAGGCACGGAGAGGGTGAACGCAAGGCCGGTGTCGTCCTCACGCAGTTCCAGCGTGCCGCTGCGGGTGCGGCCGAGAACCTTTGCTGGATCATGGTCGGCGAGCGCAAGAATATCCCCGCCAGCGGACAGGGATCGTGCGAACGCGCCACGCCGGATGATTTCGGTGAATGAGCCGATGCGAGTAGGGGAATCAAACTTGGCGATGTAGCCGTGCAACTTTCGGCCTGTTGCGGTTACGCCGGCCGTAGCGCGCTTCTCAATATTCATGGCGCATGCTCCCAGTGCGCCCCGCCGCTATGGACGGGGCGCACATTGCGACGGTTACGGGGTGGCCGGAGTGGCGACAACGAACGCCTGCGGGTGCCGCAGCACGGTATCGCAGGTCATCATGGCGCGGATCAGCACGTTGCCACGGGCATACGCTGCGGACTCAAAAGGATTCGTAAGCACATCCAGCGTGCCCCAGGTGCCCAAGATCACCTGCGACCAGTCGCCGAGAATGGCGGTGTTCGCGGGAGCGGCGTTGCTGCTGTAAGCCGGCAGTTCGCCGATGCTCTTGCGGGTGGCGATGTACTCCGCGCCCGCCACATCGGATTTCAGCGAGCCGCGCAGGGCGCGCAGGATGGCCGGGGCGGTGTACCAGGCCGTACCACGCACATTGGCGTCTTCCAGCAGGCCTTCCAGCGCCAGCACGTCATCCCAGGTTTCCGGAATGTCGCCGGTCTGGATTCCAGCCGAGCCGATGATGCCAAGCGGCTGCTTCACGCCATCGCCGGCAATGATGGCCTTGTCCACGGCAGCGCCAATGACGAACGCCAGGTCGTCTCGCAGCAGCGCTTCGATGCTGGGATTGCTGGTCTGCGCCAGCTGGCGGGACCAGGATGAAATCGCACCGACGTGACGCGGCGACAGCGAAACCTTGTCGAACGTCATGTCACTGGTCGGAATCGCCTCGTTCTCGTTCACCCATGCCGCCGACAGACCGGAGCCGTACTTGGGAATCTCGATCACGCCGGACAGGTCGGAGAGGGTGCGCACACCCATCTGCCGGACAACGATGGAGTCACGCAGCGGGCCGATGTACTGGTCGCCACGATGGATCGTCTGGACGATATCGCCGGCCGTCGTGGTCAGGTTGGTGCGCTTCTCCAGGACGGACAGCGGGACGAACACGCCCTGCGCCTTGCGGCCGGAGCGGCGTTCGGCTTCCTGCGCGTATTCGGCTTCCGCGCCGGTCAGGGCGCGGCCGGCAACCTGCGCCGACACGACGGCCAGCAGGGACACACGCTGTTCCAGTGCGGCCAGGTTGTCGTTGCCGGGGGCGTGGATGGTGGTGCCATTGGCGCGGCGTTCCTCATCGGCAAGGAACTGTGCGCGCTGTTCCTCGGATTCCAGCGACGCGATTTCGGCCTTGGCGGCGTTGAACGCGGTTTCGTCGCCAGCCTCGGCGGCGGTGCGAGCCTTGGCCACAACAGCGGCACGGGCTTCACGGATTTGAGCGATGCTACGCATAATCGTACTCCGGGTAGTTGAAGGGATCGATCCCGGCGGTTAAGAAAATGCGGTTGCGCCGATTAAACAATCGAGATTTGTTATGGGATGGTTTGAGACAGCTCCTTCCGATCAGGATTTGAGCCAACTGCGCAGAATTCTCAGCTAACGCCTCGCGCGCGTACGATCCGCTGTTACCCCTGTTACCCCTGTTACTCAGGTGCCTGCACGCCAGTAACACCAGTAACGCAGTAACAGGGGTAACAGGTAGTGTGTGGGCACATATAGTCACGGGGGCGGTGGTGGCGGCGGAATTTCCGGAAGATCAGGCCGTGAATACAAACCACTACCCAAATTTTTAATTTCGCCAGCCTTCGCCATTCGAGACAGCCGCATCTTTACTGCCGCTCGCGTTGAACCGTCTGTCATAGCCGCGTGGATTTCGGACACGGTTCCAAGGCCGCCAGCCGTCGCCAGGGCTTCCAGGATCGCCCCGCGCTCCTTGGACCGCTCCACGTCTTCCGTGCGGCCCACGTAGCTCCAATGGCCGTCGTCCAGGCTCAACGTCAGTTCGGTTTCATCTTCGATATCACGGCCATTGATGTGCAGCGTGGCATCGCTTCCGCCACGGGCGCGCTCCAACACAAGAACGTTATCGACGCTGCCGGTCATGCCTTGGGTGCCGGAGACTTTATGCAGCACGTCGCCGCTGGCCTGCTTACGGTTGTGCATGACCAGGACGACCGCGCAGCTGAAATCCCGAGTCAGCGGCTTGAGCATTTCGCCGACTTCATAGTCATGGGCGTACGCGGACTTGCGGCCGGGATCGTTGTCACGGAACGCGCTTACCGTGTCGATCACGACCATGCGTGCATCCGGGTGCGATTGAAGCCATTCCCGGATCGCGACGACACCCAATAGTCCGCGCGGCCATTCGGTCGCATACGAAAAGCGGTCGAAGTTTGCGCCGGGGAATGCGCGGGCCAACTTCGCTATTCGGCGGCTCAGTCGGCGGTCGTTGCCTTCAAGGTCAAGGTACAGAGTGTCGCCTCGATCCTCCACAGGGCGCGGGCGCCACAAGGGCGATCCGGACGATACGGTCATGCACATCTGCAGGACCAGCCACGACTTGCCGATTTTCGGATCGCCGGAAAGGATGCTCACGCCCTCTGGAAGAATGTCGCGCACTGCCCATTGCACGGGCTTGAACTCCATGCGCATGAGGTCGGAGACGTTCTTGATCCGTCCTTCAATCGTCGGCAACGTAGGCGGCTTTGGTGCCTGATACACCGCGCTGCACATGCCACAGGCGTTCGTAATGGTCGTGACCAGGTAGGTGCGATGCGTCGTCCACTTGTCACGCACCATGCCGCTGCGCCGCATCAGACGTTCCATGCGCGGCGCATCCTTTCCAGTCCAGAACGCTAGGTGTGCGGCTAGTGCGGCGTCGTTCTCGGAATTCTTATCAGCCTTGCCACTCCACAGGTCAGCTAGTGACGCCTTGCCACCGAACGCGGCAGCTGCGCTTTGCCTAGCATTGAGCATCCGGCATATCAGTTCATTGTCATCGCTCGGTCCGTACCACTCCGGCGCGGCTCCGGAAGTGGCCGAATCCGTGACCATCGGGGTGAAGAGGTCCGCGACCAGTTTGGTCGCTAGCGTATCGCACACAGTGTCCGCGAGGCCGTTCGCGTAGCCGGAAAGTCCGAATGCAACGGATTGCCCATCGCTGTAGAGTTCAGCGCCTTCGATCCGCTTCCGGTGCGGCGGCATCATGGTCACGCGGGCGATGACGTGGACGCCGCGACCGCTGCTACTCCATTCGCACAGCGCGCCAGGGAAACGCGACACCAGTCCTTGCGCGAAGGGCGTAAGGTTGCCGGCCTCATCCTGACGGCAGTTGTCTAGGTCCAGCAGGAAATATCCGCAACCGGAAGTGAAGCGGAAGCCTAGGGCGTACTGCCCAACCGGAAAGCGGGCAAGGGCGGCGAGTGCATCGGTATAGCTGTGCCAGTTGGCCGGATTGCTCGCGTCGATTGGCGCGCTGCCGTCCAGTCCCGCCGGCTGTTTCCGGTACTTGCCTGCGGTGGCGTCCCACGTCAGGGCAAAGAGGTGCCATTGTCGGACGGCCTTCATGCCGCCCAACGCTTCGTCCAGGGTGTTCATGGGTGTTTCCTCAGCCTAGAAACGGCGTCAGCAAGATGTACGCGGTTTCCATGTACTTGGCCCGGAATGCCGGGTTCGGGTGATTCATTCCGAGAACGAACAGCGTGCGCGCAGCTGCGAACTCGGCGGGCTCGCGTTGTGTCAGGTATTGGGGCGCGATGGATTTCCAGTGCCGATGAGCGTTGTGCCAGCACGCCGACAGGTCGCTAGGCACTACATGCGGACAGATCGCGTGCAGATTGGAGAGCACTTCCGGGCGCAAGGTGTTCACGGCGGCACTCCTTCCGGATAGTAGGGAGCGGCGAGCGCACGCATGGAATGGCGAATGCCTGCGCGGGCGTAGTCATCTGCAAAGGTGAAATGGACGGTCAGCGCCACTAGCACTTGCCGCATCTCATCGGGCAGGCGGTCAAGTTCGTTCGCGCGAGCCTCGGCGTCCGTGCATGCCTTTTGCATCCAGGCAGCACCAACGTGCGGATACCGCTTGCGCAGCCGTTCGTAGAGTTCGGGGTATTTCATGCCGTCACCCCTTCCAGCCACTTGCGCACGTCCTTCCAGCGCCACGCGGTCATGTGGTCGTTGATCTTGACGGGCTTGGGGAAATCGCCGCTATTGACGCGGCGCCAGAGCGTGGCGGCAGAGAAGGGGAGGACGGTCAAAAGGTCGCGCTGGCGTACCAGCGCTTGATCGGGCAGCTTCCGGAAATCGATGGATGAATCGGCTTTCATGTCGTGGCACTCCGTGTCTCGGGGTGTCACGAACTTTATGGATCAGGTTGAAGATCGTAAAAAACCTACTTGCTTAGGTATCTTTTAATTAGTGAATCGACGTTCGCCTTGTTCTCGTTAACGGCATCAATGATCGCCTGCCGACTGACGTTGAAGGTATCGCTAACCAGGTCGGCAGCGTCGGTAACGCCAATCCCTTCCTTTCCGACCTTCCATGCATAGTCTCGGCATGCAGCTCCCTTGTCGAATTTCGACCTGCGGCGTCCATCGCGTTTGTCCTTCGGGCGCGTGGCCCACTCCCGAAGAATCGCGGCGGCAAAGCCACGCGAACCTTCGGTCAGCGGTTCACCTGAAAGAAGCTTGTCGGCAATCTCTGTTGCGATTTCACGCTGGCGCGTTTCAATGGCGTCTCTTTCTTCGTTGGTCAGCATTAGTTGGCCCTCCGAATGTTGACCACGTTGGCGCCTTTGGCTGGCGGCGTGTCTATGAATTTCTGCCAGTCTTTCATCATGTTCGAGCGCTTCGCGAACAGATCGCCGCGACGGTATGCCGCTTCAACCTTGTTCGGGATCGTGTGTGCAAGTGCCATTTCAGCAACGTCGTTCGGATAGGCGGTGCGTTCGCTCGCCCAGTCGCGAAAGGTGCTGCGGAATCCATGCGGCACGGCATCAACGTCCATGCGCCGCATTACGGCCGATATCGCCATATCCGACAGCTGCTTGCCGGTCGGGGAGGGGAACACGAACTCGCAGCCGGCAATGTGGGGTAGCGATTTGAGGATTTCCACGGCCCGCGTGTTCAACGGGATTCGGTGTTCCTTGCCAGCCTTCATCCGCTCGGCTGGAATCGTCCATAGTTTCGCGTCCAGGTCGATTTCGCCCCAAGTGGCGCCACGCACTTCGCCGCTACGCGCTGCGGTCAGGATCAGGAATTCCAGCGCAAGCGCAGCCATACCATTGCGCTGGCGAAGCTCCGCAACGAATCCGTGCAACGAATCCACGGGCAGGGCCGCGTGGTGTTCCACTTTCTTGACCTTGTTGGGCTTGGCCAGCAGAACATCCAGGTTGCCTTTCCAGCGTGCGGGGTTGTCGCCCGTGCGGTGCCGGCTAACGGTCGCCCAATCCAGCACGGCTTCGATGCGTCCGCGCAGCCGCGTAGCCGTCTCCGTCTTTGTGTTCCATAGCGGGGACAGGATGCGTTGGATATGGGGCAGGTCAACTTGGTCCACGGGCATCTTGCCGATCACGGGATTGGCATATGACTCCAACGTGGAAGTCCATTGGGCCACGTGCTTGGCGTTCTTCCATTCCGCGCGCTTGGCTGCAATGGTGAATTTCACGCACTCGGCGAAGGTGGGGGTTTGGACCAAGGTGGCGCGCACGGCCTTGCGCTGCTCTATCGGGTCCACTCCCTCCTGAACCTTCCGCCGGGCGTCCCGTGCCCGGTCACGGGCTTCCGCTAGCGGCACATCCGGCCAGCCACCCAGGCCCATATCCCGGCGCCGCTTCCCGACCATCGTGCGCAGAATCCAATTGCGTGCACCGGTGGGTGCCACGCGAAGGTATAGCCCAGGGACCACGCCGACCGCGTGCAACCCCTCTGGCAGTTTCGGGATTTGAACCGCCGAAATTTCCTTGGCCTTCTTAGGCAT